GAGAACTGATACTGATGCGTTCTTTATCACTACAGATGTTCCTAACGGAATGAAGCACTTCAACAGAGCACCTCTTACAACTAAAATGGAAGGGGACTTTGATACTGGCAACGTAAGATACAAAGCTAGAGAAAGATACGTATTTGGCGTATCTGACCCTAGAGGTATTTTTGCATCACCAGGTGCTTAATCAGTAACTAAAAAATTTAATGGGGCCGGACACAATTCGGCCCCATTTTTTTTGCAACTTATAAAAACTATGGAAAAACCTTACAAAATCAAGATTAGAGCATATGGATACTGGACAGAGTTTGATGTCAAAGCCACTGGTGAAGGCAAACCATTGGAAGATGCTATAGTTGACAAACTGGGAAAAAATGATATAGTTTGGGACAAATCTGATTTTTATAATCAGAAAAAAACATGGTTAACATACGAGGAGATTGTAAATGATTCAAGACCTTTACAAACAAAAAACATCCTTGGAGTTGAGCTGGCAACAAGAGCATAATATACACGGTAAATATACTCTTGATATGGTCAGAATTGATAGCAAAATAAGAGAAGTTATCAATGAAATTAAGCTTGAAGAAGCTAAGATTGCTACTAGAGAAAATGCAATTGCTGATTCGGCTCCACAAGTTTCAGTAGCTACTTAATAAAAAGCTACATCATTGGAAAAATCACACCCATATTACAGGCTCTCTTGCACTCTTTAAAAAATAAGAGTATAAGTTCCTCACTATACAATTATAATTTGGTATATAGACGCGTATAGTCGACGGCCTAGAGACTATATATCATAAAACTAGGAGGATATAATTATGGCAAAAACAAACTTTTCGGGACCTATAACAACAGGACCGATACAAGTAAACACAGGAACAACAATTGGCGAAAACGTAAGAGACGCTTCTTTTGTTTCTAACATGGCTTCGTTTCCATTAAGTTATGCTAACATGGTAGTAACTACGGATGCGAACAAATTAGCTGTTACAGGTTCTAACGGAGCAAGTACAACTTCTGTTACATTTTTAGATACAACTGCAAATGTACCAGGAATAACTTCTGACGGTGGATTTGAAATGGCGTCTGTAATAACTTTAACTTCAGCTGGTAATGACTCTGCAAGAACTGCATCTATTACTGGAACTGATGTTTTAGGTAATGCACAAACTGAAGACTTAACAATGGCTAACGCTGGCGTTGCAACTTCTGCTAAAACTTACAAGACTGTAACTTCAATTACGATTGATGGTTCTGGTACTGCAGGAACTTTAGAAGTTGGTGTGATCGAAACTGGATTAATTTCTATCGTAGCTAGATCAATGTTCAACGAATATCCGTTAGGTCAATCATCTACAACATCTGGTAAGAACTTAGCTAACAATATCGTAATTCCAGCTTTTTCTAGAATTATGGATATTAGATTTGTAGTTAATACAGCTTTTGATACAGCTGGTCTTGACATGCAAATTGGTGCTAACGTTGCGCAAGCAGCCGGTGCTACTTTAAATAGTTTAGACACTGACTACTTTGCAGGTGATACTGATAACGATGTTAGCGGTATTGCTTCTCATCACATTCCAACTGGAATGGATCAGACTTCGGCTCAAATGAAAAATTGTTTGAACGTTTCTGACGATGATGCAGCTGGTTACGAAATAGACAAAGCGGTTGTTGTTACTGTAAAAACTGATGATGCTTTAACTGCCGGTGACGGTGTTTTAGTAATGCATTGGATACAAAAAGCTAACGACGCTAATTAATAAGTAATTGATTTGGGTCCCTTCGGGGACTCAAATTAAATAGGAGAAAAAATATGTCAAGTTTTTCAGATGTTAAACAAAGTATACCTTTAACAACAGATGGTTTAGCGCAGAAGTATGTTAATACAACTGCAACTAATATCACTGGAGGTAGAATTATGTATATTTATGGTCAAGCAACAGATGCAGATGCTGAAATAAAAATTTACGATGAAGCAGATGGTTCTAAAACAGCTTCTAAATTAGTATTTCACGGTAAATTTGCAACGGCAGCTAATAACGTGCATAATTTTCAAATACCAGGATTAGGAATTAGATGTAAAGCTGGTATGTATGTTGATTTAACAAATTGTGATTTTTGTACGATCATAGGCACGTTTACATAATAGAGGTAGCCCATGGCAAATACTACTTCGGGTGCTTATACTTTTGATAAAACCTTTGCGATTGATGAGATCATAGAGGATGCATACGAGCGTATTGGTTTACAAGGTGTATCAGGCTATCAACTTAAAACTGCTAAAAGATCACTTAATATATTGTTCTCTGAATGGGGCAATAGAGAGCTACACTATTGGGAAGTAGCTAATCAAAATGTGCCATTAGTAAATGGAGTAAACACATATACTTTTTTTAGAACGACTGCTGATGGTACTCAAACAAGTAGATTAAGCACAACTTTATCTGCTGCTATTTCATCTGCATCAGCTACAACTGGAATAACGTTAACATCAATTGCTAACTTACCTACATCAGGATTATTACTAGTTGGCACAGAACAAATATCTTATACAGGTTTTTCATCTACAGAATTAATAGGAGTTGTAAGAGGAGCAAACGGAACTACGGCTGCTACACACAGTAACGGCGCAACCGTTAATCAATTTGTAAGTGGTATGGATGATATTCTAGAAGCTAACTACAGAAATTCTTCTAGTGTTGATTCACCTTTAACAAAAGTAAGTAGATCTCAATATCAAGCTTACTCTAACAAAACAGATACAGGTACACCTACAGCATATTTTGTAGAAAGATTTATTGATAGAGTTACAATGACTTTATATTTAACACCAGGAGCTTCAGAAGCTGGTAATCATATTAATTTTTATTATCAAAAAAGAATACAGGATGTTGGAGATGCATACACAAATGCAGCCGATGTACCTTATAGATTTGCACCTTGTATGACTGCAGGTTTAGCATTTTATTTATCTCAAAAATATGCGCCGCAAAGATCACAGGAGTTAAAACTTTATTACGAGGATGAATTAAAAAGAGCATTAGCAGAAGATGGGTCTTCTTCTAGCACATTTATAGCTCCTAAAACTTATTACCCAGGAACATAATGGCAGCATACGCACAAGGTAAATACGCATTAGCCATATCAGATAGATCGGGACAAGTATTTCCATATAGAGAAATGGTTAGAGAGTGGAATGGTGCGTGGGTGCATACATCTGAATACGAACCTAAACAACCACAATTAGAACCAAAACCAATTAGTGCTGATCCCCAAGGATTATTAAGAGCAAGACCAGCTAGAGTAGCTTTACCTACACCAGCTGTTTTAAATCTTAATCCTATTGCAACAAATGGGACTACGACAGTAACTATTACTCAAGATAGGCACCAAAGAAAGACAGGAGATTTTGTAAGACTTTATGATGTAAAAGAACCTGTTGGAGGTTTAAGTATTGCTGAGTTAGAATTGTCTACAACATTAGCTACAGCTATAAACGCTACAGACACTACAATTGTATTAGCTGACACAACTAAATTTCCTTCTTCGGGATATATTTGTATTGTATCAGCAGACGCTACTACAGGATTGGATACATCAGAAACTATTAAGTATGAGGCTAACAATACGGGCACAGGAACTCTATCTACAATAACACGAGGCTCTTCTGCACCGTCATATGGTAAAACACCTGTGGCTACAACTGCTGCAGCTCATGCTGTAGGAGATAAAGTTTTTGGATCTAGAGAAATAACGATTGTAGAACAAAGTTTTATAAACGATGCTAATGCTACAGAGACGTATAGCAATAAATTTACTTTTGTGGTAAATTCTACACCATCTACACAAACAGGTGGTGGATACTTTGTATTTGGAGGACCAGTAAACGATAGAGCTTAATTATGTCAGGAATTAGTTATAACACTTTAGTAACACAAATTAGAAACTACACAGAAGTAGACTCTAATGTTTTGACTACAGATATCTTAGAAAACATTATTTTAAATGCACAACAAAGAATATTCTATGATGTGCCAATAGATGCAGATAGATTTGTACAAGAAGGTACTTTGTCTGCTGGTAACAACTCTATAAATGCTCCAGCAGGAGCTTTGTTTATAAGAGGCATAGAAGTATTTAATTCTACAAGTGCTACAACTGGCCCTGGTCAATGGTTAGAAAAAAAAGATCAAACGTATCTAGCTGAGTATGTAAATAGAACGACTGGACCTGAAGGTGGTGTAGATGGTAAAACCGTTACTGGACTGCCTAAATACTACGCTATGTTTGGTGGTGCTACGGGTCTAAGTGATACTACATCTGGAGCCATGTATTTTGCTCCTACACCAGATCTAGCCTACAAATTTAGAATATATTACAATAAAATTCCTGTATTATTAGAGTCTAGTAACCAGACTAATTACATCAGTTTGAACTTTCCTCAAGGTCTTTTATATGCCTGTTTAGCTGAAGCTTATGGGTTTTTAAAGGGTCCAACGGATATGTTGACATTATATGAGGGAAAGTATAAACAAGAAATACAGAAGTTTGCGGGAGCACAATTAGGTAGACGTAGACGAGACGATTATACGGATGGAACAGTTAGGATCCCAGTCAAGTCCCCGTCACCATAAGAGGATAAAATATTATGACTATAACATCAG